AATTTCTTGGTCAGCAACAAACGCAGACTTGTATTGATAATCGGCAAGGGTGACCACAACTTGAGGAATACTTGATGGTGCGATGTGATCATTCATCGTGTCGTATATCTTTCTCATCAAATGACTGCAGTCACCTTCAACGTTTTCCGAAACCCACTTACGAACATTAGAGAATTCTTTGTTCTTGAGTGACGTGATTAACGATTCAATTGTCACATCTTCAAAGTTAGTTAAGATACCTGCATCAATCTTTCCAGTTGCAGAGTATCGTTGCAGTTCGTTTAGCACCCGACGATTGTCAGGGAAAAACTTCATTACAACCTTTGCGACGACTTTCTTATCATAATCAATATTTTCGGCATCAAGTATTTCTTTGCATCGAGTAAAGATCTGTGCACCAATCTCTTGCTTTTCATTCTTCGGTAACTTGAACTCAATGACAGAACATCGTGAATGTAGTGGTGCGATAATCTTATTAAGAAAATTACATGTAAGAATGAACCCGCAGTTCGAACTGTACTCTTCCATAAAGTTACGTAGTGCGGGCTGCACTGAGTTTGCATTTAGGTAGTCTGCCTCATCGATGATAACATACTTACGACCACCACTGAATGATACAGAAGATGCAAAGTTCTTAATCTCAACTCGTAGCACATCAATAGAACGACCTTCATCGGAACCATTGATTACAATATAATCGCAACCAATCTCTTCAAGCATTGCTTTTGCGACAGTCGTTTTCCCGATACCTGCAGAACCCGAAAGAATTAAGTTGGGCACATTGTTCTGATTTACAAATTCTTGGAATGTGCTCTTAAGTTCTGTTGGTAATATTGTAGTTGCAACTGTTTTAGGACGATACTTCTCTACCCAGAGAAAGTTATCATTCAGCATACTTGCTATCCTTTTCAGTTGCGACCCAATAGTTTACACGACCTCCGGTAAACTGTGCGATACCGCTCTTTGAAACCTTCACATTATAATCATCCATAATCAACTTGACATTCTCTGTCTTAAAGATGAATTGGAATGTTGCAGGTGAAGTGCCTACCTCGACAGAATATTCATTAGAAGAGGGGTTCTTGGTATCAGTCGCAACTAAAGAGATAACTCCATCATTTCCTCTCACCACAATCTCTGGTAGTTGTAGTTGGTTTGCACCATTGAGTACTTTGCGATACGATTCTTTATTCAATTGGAACTCAACTTCAACACTAGGAAGATCAATATTATTCTCTGGAGGAGTATTGATCATCGAGGAATCGGTATAAGTATATGATGCGACGTTGCCCCCTTCTTTAATCTTGACTGATGTGGTCTCAAAATCAAAGTCTGCATCGTCGAACAACGTTGTTAGTCCGAGAAACTTGTTGAGTTCATAGATCCCAAAGTTTACGGGGAATGACTCTGAGATAGATGCCTCTGCCAGAATATTTTTCTGTGGTGAGACTGTGCGTAGTTTGCTTCCCTTCTTAAATGCAAGGGAAGGATTAATAGTCGAAAAGTTTTTCAGAACGTCAAAAGTTGACTCACTGATCTTCATCATGTAGTTCTCCATCACGGTTATTCAAATCATGTACGTGTAGTTCTATTATAGCATAGTGCAACACTTTAAGCAAGTCAGCACGATTGTACCCTGCTTTCTTACCATACCTCTGTGCATACTTTAAAATATTTCCAATACAGAATCCATCACCATGACCCGAGTCAATAATAAACTCTGTTGCTTGAAATTTATTTTTACTGTAGTGTTCACCGTAGGTATTTTCAATGTACTTGTAAAGTTCTTTCAAGTACTTATCTTCATCATAACGAAATTTGTTCATATCACTTCTTCATTTTTTTAATCAAACCTGCATCAGCAGTTGCAGATGCACCGACCTGTGCTAGATCAGCAAGAGATCCACCAAAGGTATATGATCCTGTATGAAGTAGTTTCATCCACGGACACATCCACGTCTCCACACCAATTTCTCGCATCCACTGACAGAACATATAATCTTCTGATAGATATCGTTTTGATTTTTCATCAATCAGTGCTTGGAAGTACATCATGATTTCACGTGTACCATCAAAGTGTTTGGTACGAATATGGTCAGGTAGATATGAGTAGTCCGGATATGCTTTGGTAAACTTATCGAATGCAGAACGAGTAACCATCATAAATCCTGTACCACCTTCAAGAACAGAACACGGTTCATCAATACGAATTTGTGTCGTTCCATGTGCAGGATTAAATACAAAATCACCAACAAACTTTTCCAGATTGTTTGGATTTTCATCAGCAAATCCTTTATCTACTGCTTGCTTGATTTTTTCCCACGCAATAGTTTTCTTGGGGTAAGGACCACACATAATTTCTTTAGGATTTTCTTCTTCTGGATCCATCAGTGCGGCCATAGTCAACACATCGTTAGGATCAAATCCAATATCCGAGTCGATAAACATTAAGTGGGTATAGTCCGAACGCAGAAATTCGTCTACACAGTAATTTCGTGCTCTTGTGATTAATGACTCATTGAAAAGATAAAAGAACTTGATATCAATTCCATAATGTGTCGACATTTTTGCAAGATCAGCAGTCGACTTAGTATACATACCATGGCATTGACCACCATACATAGGTGTTGCGACAAAGATTTTGCGTTTTTTTAATTCTGATACTTCAACTTGAATTTCCATTCATTCACCTTTTAAAATATAGTAATAATAATTATACTAAAAAAAGGGGGTTGAGTCAACCCCCGAGAGAGAAACTATTTATAATCAGAATGGAATATCATCTGTTGGTTCGACGACACCCGCATCAATCTTTTCATAAAGATCACGGAATGACTGTTTGGTGTCGTCATCGAAACGGTTGATACACATATCAATCGCAGTCATGCGATCAGCAAAGATGCTGTATGCTTTTGCAATGTGAACCAGACGACGAGTTGAGATCACCTCATCAACACCACCATCGTAGAATGTCTTACGAATGATGTCTGCCCAATCGACTAACTTTTCGCAGTAGTCACCATCATCGACACCCAAATCGGCAAACACCTTGCCGAGAATCTTTTTCTCGATTGTTGGTGTTGGGTAGTCCTGCTCACAAGTGATTGGGAAACGTTCTAAGAATGCTTCATTCATCACGTTAGTGCCGATAAACCGTCCATCTTCCGAACCCTTACCTTTGGTGTTACCAGTTGCGACAACTGTAAACCCATTAGCAGGTTTGATGAACTCACCAGTTTTTTTGATGAAGTACCCCTTGCCTTCAAGGATTGACTGTAGACACATAATCTTTGCAGGGTTCGCAAGATCAATCTCATCGAGGAGTAGGACTGCACCCTTTTCCATTGCAGCGATCACTGGACCTTTAAAGAACTTGGTCTCACCTGCAACCAGACGGAAACCACCGATCAGATCATCTTCATCTGTTTCCAGAGTAAAGTTAACACGGATCACTTCACGACGAGTCTTTGCACATGCTTGCTCAACAGAGAATGTTTTACCGTTACCAGACAGACCAGTAACATACACTGGATAGAACATGCCAGACTTGATGATCTTCTCAACAGTTTTGTAGTTGCCGAATGGAACGAACAGAGGATCGACTGAAGGGACTAGGTTTTCTTTGAACCCGTCGAACTCAGCAGTCAGTGTCGCAGAAGTATTTGCAACAGGTGCTTCAACCTTTGGTGTAAACTTCAGAAGCATTGGCACTTCATAGAGACCACGACCTACTCGCATGTCTGTGTTATTGAAAATGAAGGACGGTTTGCGGAAACCTTTTTCTTCGCAGAGATCAACGATCTGTGCCTTGGTAGCAGTAGTACCGAACTTCTCATTAATTGCCTCAATCAAGGCAGTTTGTGGACGATTCAAATTCATAATATATTCCTCTCTCAATCAACATAGGTAGTGTCTCATATTCGACACCACCTGTACAATGGTATTTCTCTATCTATGCTACCATATCGATAAACTGTGTTAATAGAACCCGTGAGTTCTTACGTGATGCGTTTGCTTTCTTAAACGCAGTACGGATCTGACCAACCTTTGCATCATCTGCGACTTCGATAGCACCGTTTGACGTTTCGAGGTTCTTACCACCAGAGATTGCAAAGAACTTATTATAACCACAGTTAGGAATTGTGGTGAACTTATTCTTTTTCAACTCTTCAGTAATATTCGACAACTGTTCCATAGAAAGTCCTGCACTACGCAAGTCACTCATCATTGAACGGCGGTTAACAGGAAGGATACGGTATCCGATTGCATTCGATCCAGTGTGGTCACGGAACAATTCAAGAAGTGACTTGGTGTAACCATTGCGTCCTTGAATACGATACTGACGTTTTGTTACTGGGTCAATAAACTTAATAATATTGTACTTAAGTCCAAGGTTCCACAGTGCGACATTTTCACTGTACCCACAAGTGCGGAACTCAGAACGAACCTTACACTCAATCGGGTGACTGTCACCGTCTGTCAAGAACACAGTGTTTACGATGTCAAGACGGTTGGACTTCTGAAATTCTTTGTGAATCTGAATACCTGCCATGATTGCATCGTCGAGTGGTGTACCACCCAAGTAGAAATCCCATGGCAGATAGTATGACACATCTTTGCTAAAGTTTTGTCCGATTGCAAGGAGCATCTGTGCCATGCGAGTGAACTCAGAACGACTCATTTTGTTGTTGAAGAACTCCAACAAACGGAATCCAGTTTTATACTGAAGTGTATTCAACTCAACATCGTTTACTGGTGCATTTGGTTCATCTTTGAACCGATCAGAGAACGCATACACACGGTATGGGATGTTGACTTGACGACAGAACATCACAAGGTTCAGTAACTGATCAATCGTTGGTTTCATGTGCCTATGCATTGAACCAGACCAATCGAGGTAAAGTACCATACCGTGGTTCTTACCTTCTGGAGTCACAGACATCTTGCGGAAGATGTCGTCAGAGAACTTGTAGTTGTTCATTTTAACAGGACAGATCACACCAGTTTTTGCAAGAGTAGTACGTGAGTACTCAGATGCCTTTTTCTTCATCTCAAACTCTTTGACCATGTAGTTGACAGTTTTCTTGTTTTCTGTCTGGAACTTCTTCCAAAGTTCTACACCATAATCTGCAAGGTGTGGTTTTTGTTGACCGTAACCACCGGGGTTGTTGCCAAATCCAAAGACCTTTTTATAATTGAAGATCAGATCATCAATCTTGTTCATGTTCAACTTAAGATTGTATACTTTAGTTCCATCACCCGCACTGAACTCTTTGCGAATATTTTCGTGCAGAGATTCTTCGGTACGTGAAATAGGATCAGAAGGATCTACAGATTCATCATCTGCCTCCGCTGCCTCACCCTCTTCCTCAGAAGAATCAGTTTCATTCTCCTCTTCATCGGAATTTTTTCCAGTACCTTCACTTTCCTGCTCGGTATCTTCCTCATCGTCAGTCATCTCCCAATCGTTCTGATCGAACCCGTCAGATGGTTGCTCTTCTGTTTCACCAGAACCCATCTCCTGCAGGTCTTCTTGTTCCTGCATTTGTTCTTCTTTCTTTTGTTTTTCTTGATCGAATAGACGATTTGTGATGTCAACAACTTGTTCCCAAGTGACACAAGAGTCAATCTCTTTGATCCAGTGTGCCTCATCTTTTGCGATACGAACACCAGAAGTTT